GACATCCCATCTATCAGTGCTATGCTGGAAACAACCGAAAGCGAGGCCAACACCTGGCTGGAGGAAGGCAAGTGGCAGCTGGCACGCCGCAGCCGTGTCGCCGACCGGGAACAACAGGTAGACCGACTTTACGAAATTCTGAAAACCATTACGGACGGCATAGAAAGCGGTAATGGCACGGCCAAGGATGCCGATAACCTGCAAAAGATCACAGCCGCTATCCGCAACCTGGAGCAAGACAAAAGCGTGTCGTCCATCATTGGCCCGGCAGAGGAGTTCATTACCTGGCTGTATCAAAAAGACGTACCTGCGGCTCAGGAGTTTACCAGCCGTTTCGACCAGTTCATCAAGCAGAAGTCTTCATAGCATTTTGCTTTGCACAGACAGCCCCTATCCTAATGCCGTAAGGCAAAACCCTATCTACTATGCTAACTACCGAAAAGCAGAGCCTCCAGCACTGGAAGGGCTTTGCGAAGAGGGTATATGCAGCCACACTAACAGACGATGACGAAAAAGAAGACTTGCGAAAGGCACGTGTCCGGCAGTTGGAAGCAAATCCCGAAGACTGGTTCAGATACTATTTCCCGCTCTTTGCCACCGCACCACCCGCGGCATTTCATATAGAGGCCACTAAACGTGTACTGAACAACCCTGAATGGTGCGAAGCCCGCATATGGAGCCGCGAGCTGGCCAAGAGTACCCGTACAATGATGGAGGTTTTTTACCTCACCTTCGTAGGCCACACCGTAAAAAGGAAGAAGAGACTGCGCAAGCGCTGCGTTCTCCTCATCAGTAACAGCCTGGACAATGCTGCCAGGCTGCTGGCACCCTACCGCAGTGGCCTGGAGCGCAATGAGCGCCTGCTGGCCGACTATGGCCCGCAGCTCAGCGATGCCACATGGACGGCTACAGAGTTTATCACCGATGCCGGTGTGGCCTTCCGGGCGGTAGGTGTAGGGCAAAGCCCACGCGGCACGAGAAACGAAGAGGCCCGGCCCGACATCATCATTTTTGACGATGTGGACACAGATGGCGAGTGCCTGAACACGGAGCTGGTGAAGCGTAAATGGCGATGGATAGAAGAGGCAGCCATCGGTACCCGTTCTGTATCTGTACCCACTACCATAATATTCTGCGGCAACCGGATAGCCCGAGAGTCCTGCATCAGCAAGGCCGCAGATATTGCAGATCATACTGACGTCGTTAATATCCGCAATGAGCATGGTGTTTCGTCCTGGCCGGAAAAAAATACCGAGACGGACATTGATCGTGTGCTGTCGCAGAAAAGTTATGCAGCACAGCAAAAAGAGTATTTCAATAACCCTGTCACGGAAGGATCGGTATTCAATACCATGGCCTATAAACCCGCACGCCCGCTGCATGAATATTCTATGCTGGTGTGTTATACCGACCCGTCCTATAAAACTACTGCCGACTATAAGGCGACTGTGCTGGTGGGCAGGTGGAACGGAGAATTTCATGTGCTGAAGTGCTACCTGGAGCAGGCCACCACCGCAAAGATGATAGACTGGCATTATAGAGTGATGGATATGACAGCGGGCTGCGCATGCTACTTTTTTATGGAGGAGGTCTTTATGCAGGACGTGCTGATAAAGGAGATAAGCGACGCAGGCAAGCGAAATGGCAGGGCTATTCCCATTCGCGGAGATACCCGACGAAAACCGGATAAGTATATGCGTATAGAAAGCCTGCTGGAGCCGCTTAACAGAAACGGTGAACTATACCTGAACGAGGCTGAGCGGCATAACCCGCACATGATGAGACTGGCAGAACAGTTTTGTGCCTTTGCAGCCGGGGGCAACGCTCACGATGACGGCCCGGACGCAGTAGAAGGCGCGATATGGATCATTAACCAGAAACAGACTATCGCGCAACATGCTGCTATCACCGTGGCACCGCGTATGGCGCACAGTAAGCGGTTCTGAGCCTGGTAATTGGGTAAAAGGTCAATCAGTGACTGGAAGAAAACGAGCGTTTTTGTCACAAAGCGGCACTACACCCCTCCATAATATCCTGGTATTTATTAACCTATTAACTCACTACCCTATTACCGGTTACCGCGCAACGCCCTACATTTGCTTATCAATCAATAAATCAGAATGAAAAGGATATTGTTGCTGATGCTGATGCTGTGCACAGTTCATGCCTTTGGCCAGAAGACGAAAGAAGACCGGAAGGAAGAGCAGGATGAGAAGAAAACTGCCAATAAAGACCGCGTAGATATTTCGGTGTTTCGCAGGCAGATATTATCCCTGACAGAGTTTAGCGATCAGCGACGGAAGGTAGCAGAGTGGCGAGCCCAGGGCAAGGGTGCTATCAAAATATTTGCGGTGGTAGATTCGCTGAATGATGTGGAAGACGGAAAATTTCTGAAAGGATATATACAGCTTATCAAGGGAGATGAAGTGGCTAATGTATATGAGCTGACCTTCGACCGCGGGCTGAAGCGCATTACCCTGGTGAAACCTACCAGCGAAAAACTGGACCTTGGGGACGATGAAGAAAAGGCGGAGCGTAAGGCAAAGCCGGTAACTGCCAAACCCGCTAAAAAGAAAAAAACCGGCGACGACGATGAAGAGGATGAGGAAGAAGCCGGGGACGATGACGATGAACCGCAGCCCAAACCTGCACACCGCAAACAAAAGAACGATGACGACTGATCTATAATGCTAATCAAAACCCTATCTCATGCCTATCATTACCATTGCCGAACTCGGCACAAACCTGTATCCTGAAATTATTGATGAAATAACCCGGACTGACAGCTCTGTTACGGATGCTGCCATTGCGGCTGCCGAACAAGAGGCTAAGATGTACCTGGGGCGTTATGACCTGGCAGCCCTTTTCGGAACGGCAACTGAAGCACCCATTTTGACCGACCCCTATCTCCAGAGCCTTGTTAAAGACCTGGCGTGCTGGCACTTGCTGAGATTGGCAAATCCCGGCACTGACTATAATGCATTTCGCACCGCTTACCAGGATGCCCTGGCTGCACTAAAAGAAATAAGGAACGGCGGTGCAAATCCGCAGGGCTGGCCATATGCCCCGACTGCCGATGATGCCCCTGACGGCAATGCCATAAACTGGTATAGCAACGAGCGAAGAAATAATCACTACTAAGAGAATAACCACTCCCCGTAATGCTTGTATAAGAACAGCACAAGGGCGGCAACGGTGTAAAGAATAAGGGCAGTGTGCCGGGTTATCTTCTTTGCATCTTTTGACACACTCTGTGCCGTGGGGGTGAGCCACCAGGTAGCGCCACCCACCAATAGCAGTGTCACAAACATCATTGGGAAATTGAACAGTGAGAGCATACTGGCCATGGGACTGAATAAGTCCTGTGTGAGCAACGCCAACCCGTTAAGTATCACATAATTCATGATGCTCAGGTAAACAAGCCCTGTTATATAGGACAAAACCTTTGAGCCCGTCAGACTATACATCCAACTGTAAAATTCAGCAAGTAATCTTCTCATCCAATAAGTTAAGTATGGCCGTTAAGGTCTTCACGTGATTAGAGGATGGTATACGATTACAAGGGGGAACGCCATAAAGATAGGGCATTTAAAATGCTGTTTCCAAGAAAACAACCAATAAAATTATCGTTATGAACAAAAGTAATCAGCCTGCTATAATTATCAATGAGTTAAACGTTCGCTCCGTTGACAGGGGGCGAAAAGACATAGCCTCCTGGCGCTCAGCGCTCTCTGCCGCCGAGCGTGTAAATGCACCCAACCGCGTGCGCCTATACGATCTTTATGAAGACATTCTGCTCGACGGTCATCTGTCTGGTGTCATAGCAAAGAAGGTCAATGCTGTGCTCAATAAAGGTATCAGGTTTGAGGCAGATGGCAGGCATGTAGCGGAGATGGATGCGCTCATTGGTTCCCTGGAGTTCAGAACTATCGTACGCACCATTATCGAGACGCTGTTATGGGGCATATCGGGCATCGAATTTGTGCCCGGCGGCAAGCTGGCGCTCCAGCCCATTCCGAGGAAACACATAAAACCTGATAAGGGCATTATAGCTTATGAGCAGAGTGGCGATGCCGGTATCGCCTGGGCCGGCATGGACAACATATGGATAATGGGTGACCCTAATGATCTGGGCCTGCTGCTGAAGTGCGCCCCCTATTGCCTGTACAAGCGTGGTGGGCTGGCAGACTGGGCACAGTTTATAGAGTTGTTCGGACAGCCGGTGCGCGTCATTAAGTACGACTCATTCGATGATCAGACACGTACGGAGCTGCGACGGATACTGGACGAGGCGGGAAGCTCCCTTGCCATGATGATACCGCGCCAGGCCGACTTTGAGATAAAAGACGGCAAGCAGGCTAATTCTGACGGTGGACTGCAGAATTCTTTTATCAAGGCGCTGAATGAAGAGATATCTGTCACCGTGCTGGGCAATACCGAAACTACCAACAGCAGCCGCAGCGCCGGCTATGCGCAAAGCCGCATTCACCAGGAGCAGCAATATGAGATCACACGTTCGGATATTGCGTACACAGCAGCTATGCTGAACGAGCCGCAGTTCCTTGCCGTACTCGCATCTTATGGCTACCCGGTGGATGGCGGAAAATTTGTGTTTGCAAAAGGCACCGACGTAGACCACCTGGAAAAACGAATAGCTATAGACAAGCAGCTTGCAGAGGTCATCAGCATCCCTCAGAGCTATTGGTATGATACGTATGGTATACCGGCAGAGTAGCAAAATTCCAAAGAAGAAATCCCAAAGGATAAATCCCAAACTGGAAAAAAAAGATCAATTCTAATTCCTAATCTCCAAAAACTATACTCGACCTCACCCGTCCCCTTCAGGGGCGGGCCGGGGTGGGGTTTCCCTTCACTATGAATTCTCCTTTTGCACGTCTTTTCCTGGCCCTGCAGGCGCGTATTGCAGCCCAGGTGCCAGATATAAAACATATAGCCCAGGATATGGGCCAGCTATCTGCCAAAAATCGCCCACCAGTATCGTGGCCTTGTGCGCTGATAGACTTTGATGATTTTAGCTTTGATAGTCTTTCAGAAAATGTGCAGGTGGCCAAAGGAACATTTGTGATCCGCCTCGGCTTCAATCCTCATAGCGGCACAGGCAAGGACACTCTTATAGATTACCTGGAAGCAGCTCTTGCCTACTACGACCTGGAGTGGATGCTACACAAAGCCCTGCAAGGGTGGAGCCCCGATGGCGATGAGTATGGCCACCTGATGCGCATCTCTGCAGCCACCCAACGCCGGCAAGATGGCTACCGGGTAAGGGAACTTACCTATTCAATTTCATTTGACGATTACAGCGCAAAGCCGGGTGTGCATTTTGAGCCGGTGGAGTTGGTGGTGGCTGAACAAATTGCAATATAG